CAGAAAACTCAATCAGGGGCACTACGATGAGGTGCCCGCTCAAATGGCGCGTTGGAACAGATCCGACGGCAAAGTCTTGGAGGGTCTGAAGAGGCGCCGCAAGGCCGAGGGTCTGCTTTGGCAAGGGCTCGACTGGAAGGATGTCTAATTTAGCCCTTAAAGACTTTGATATTCTTTCTGACCAAGAGAAGCAAGAGGCTCTGGCCCTGCTTCAGCGCTACGAGACAATCGAGCAACAGGAAGACTGTCAAAAAGATTTTATTCGCTTTGTAAAAAGCCAGTGGCCCGAGTTTGTCGAAGGGCGCCATCATCGCATCATTGGTGAAAAATTCAACCGGATTGCCCAAGGCAAGCTTAAGCGGCTTATTGTCTGCTTACCCCCTCGTCACACCAAGTCTGAATTTGCCTCCACCTTCTTCCCAGCATGGATGATGGGGCTCAAAGGCGACCTCAAAATCATTCAGACCACCCACACTGCTGAATTAGCAGTCAGATTTGGCCGTAGAGTACGGAATATCATCGACTCCGATGAATATCAGACTGTTTTCCCCGACCTGAAGCTACAGGCCGACAACAAATCAGCGGGTCGATGGACAACTAGCAAGGGTGGTGAATCGTTTTACGCAGGTGTGGGCGGTGCAATTACAGGTCGCGGCGCCGACCTCCTTATCATTGACGATCCGGTCTCGGAGCAAGACGCTCTAAGTCCGACCGCCATGGATTCAGTTTACGAGTGGTACACCTCTGGGCCACGGCAGCGTCTTCAGCCCGGCGGTATTATCGTGATTGTAATGACCCGCTGGAGCACCAAAGACCTCGTGGGTCGCGTCTTGAAAAAACAAGGCGATGATTATGCAGATCAGTGGGAAATTGTGGAGTTTCCCGCCATCATGCCCGAATCCGATACGCCACTTTGGCCAGAATTTTGGAAAAAAGAGGAACTTTTGAGTGTCAAAGCCTCTTTGCCTCTGTCCAAGTGGAATGCTCAATGGATGCAAGATCCGACAGCGGAAGAGGGCTCCATTGTTAAGCGGGAATGGTGGAACAAGTGGGAGCCAGATTATGTGCCCGAATATGAATACGTCATCCAAAGTTATGACACCGCTTTTTCGAAGAAAGAAACGGCGGACTATAGCGCCATCACAACGTGGGCAGTTTTCAAGCCAAGAGATAGCGAGCCCGACGCCATCATTTTGCTCGATGCAAAGCGTGTCAGAGCTGATTTTCCAGAACTGAAAAAGCTGGCTTGGGAGGAGTATAAATATTGGGAGCCTGACTGCGTATTGATCGAGGCAAAGGCATCTGGCACCCCGCTCACACAGGAGTTACGGCGTATAGGCATACCTGTCACCGCCTATACACCGAGCAGGGGGCAGGATAAGATTGCCAGAATGAACTCTGTGGCCCCTATTTTCGAGTCTGGCATGGTTTGGGCTCCAGAAGAGGCATTTGCGGAGGAAGTGATTGAAGAAATGGCTTCTTTTCCGTATGGAGACCATGATGACTACTGTGACTCGGCCACAATGGCCTTGATGAGGTTCCGACAGGGCGGTTTTCTGTCACTTGGAGACGATTATCAAGTAGAAATTCACCCTATGAGACGTGACAGAAAGGTTTATTACTGATGGCCATCGAGCGGAAAGAGTTAGGCACTGACACCAACCCAGATGTGAAGCCAATGGGCAACGCCATGACGGTGATCGCAGAACCATCGCGACAGGATCAGATTCGACAGGCAGCAGAAATTCTTGTCGCAGATGACGCCATCCTGATTGACGATGAAATCGATGCTCCAGTCATGGAGGCGGCGCAAGCCCCGTTTACGGCCAACTTAGTTGATCAAATCGATGACGCTGACCTGATGGTCGTATCAAAAGAGATTTTGGCTGGAATCGAGCAAGATAAAGAAAGCCGTGCCGAGTGGGAACGGACGTATCTTGACGGACTGAAGTATCTCGGCATGAAATTTGACGAGGCAAGAACCTCTCCCTTTCAAGGCTCCACTGGCGTCATCCATCCAATACTTGCCGAGGCTGTCACGCAATTTCAAGCGCAAGCATACAAAGAGATGCTCCCCGCGAAGGGGCCCGTCAAAACAGAAGTTGTAGGAGCAAGAACGCCTGAGTCAGATGCGCAGGCGGCTCGCGTCGAAGAGTTTATGAACTTCTACATCCTAAATGTGATGCAGGAGTTCGATCCAGAGCTGGATATGCTGTTGTTTTATTTACCGCTCGCGGGCTCTGCGTTCAAAAAAGTATACTTTGACACGGCAGTCAATCGAGCCATGTCAAAATTTATCGAGCCGCAAGACTTGATAGTGCCCTATGAAGCGTCTGATCTCACCAGCGCCGAGAGAGTCACCCACGTCTTACAGATGTCAAAGAACGAAATCCGTAAGCAGCAGCTCAACGGGTTTTATGCTGATATCGACATTTCCGAAAACGGATATTCACTGGCAAGGTCAGAAATAGAAGAGGAAATTGACAGCATTGAGGGCATGGAGCCCAGCAGTCAAAACACTCGGGATCACACGGTTTACGAAGTGCATACTGTTCTCGATCTCGCGGGCTTTGAGGACATGGGGCCTGATGGTCAACCGACTGGCCTCAAGCTGCCTTACATCGTCACCATTGACGATGTAAGCAAAAAAGTTCTTTCGATAAGGCGCAATTATTTAGAGACCGACGCTCTCAAAACTAAGATTAATTATTTTGTGCAATACAAGTTCCTACCGGGTCTCGGATTTTACGGCCTCGGGCTGAGCCACATGATCGGAGGACTTGCCAAAGCGAGCACGTCCATACTGCGCCAGCTCATCGATGCGGGAACGCTTGCAAACTTGCCTGCTGGATTCAAGGCTCGCGGTATGCGGATTAGGGATGAGGACGAACCTCTTCAGCCCGGAGAGTTCCGCGACATTGACACAACGGGCGGCAATCTTCGCGAAAACCTGATACCCCTTCCAATCAAAGAACCGAGCAATGTGCTTATGAGCTTGCTCGGCTTACTGGTGGAATCTGGCAAACGGTTTGCATCAATCGCAGACATGAATGTCGGCGATATGAATCAGGCGATGCCGGTCGGAACGACTGTCGCCCTACTTGAGCGCGGCACAAAAGTCATGTCGGCAATCCATAAAAGATTGCATTATAGCCAGCGCGTTGAGTTTCAACTGTTGGCAAGAGTCTTCGCAGAGTTCTTGCCTCCGAGCTATCCATATCAAACAGGATCAGGCACAGCAGAAATAAAGGTGCAGGATTTTGACGGACGTATCGATGTCATTCCCGTAAGTGACCCCAATATTTTTAGTCAGAGCCAGCGGATAACGATGGCTCAAGAGCTGCTGCAGCTCGTGCAGTCCAACCCCCAAGTCCATGGGCCACAAGGAGTTTATGAAGCCTATCGCAGAATGTATGCCGCTTTGGGTATCGATAATGTCGAGGGCCTGCTTCAGCCCCCCGCACCTCCGCCACAGCCTATGCCAGTGGACGCTGGCCTAGAAAACGCTGGCCTACTCGCGGGACAGCCACAGCAGGCGTTTCCTAATCAAAATCACAGGGCCCATGTGGATGCGCATAGGAGCTTATTCCTAACCGAGATCGTCAAAACGACGCCTCAAATACAAGCTCTAATTATTTCTCATTGTTGTCAGCATCTTCAATTCATGGCCACAGAGCTTGCGACGCAACAGTTGCCTCCAGAGATTACACAGCAGACAGAACAAATAGAGCAATTAGCTCAGTCTGGTCAAGTGCCACCAGATCAGTTAGCCCCCATGCAGCAACAGGTAACCATGATGATTGAGCAAATGTCTGCACCGATATTGGCGCAGCTCACCCAAGAGTTTTTGCTCAGTATCGGTCAAGCTAACGCAGAAGACCCGCTTGTTGCGATTCGTCAACAAGAGCTTGACATTCGTTCTGCAGAGCTACAGCAAGATCAAAACCAGTTTGAGCAGAAGGAAGAAGCAAGAGCAAATGAAAAGCTGCTTGAGGCGGAAATTGCCAAACAACGGATCGACGCGACTCGAAACAACAACGACGAAAAAATGGATTTGGCGATGGACCGCTTGCGGAATCAAACCGATTTGAAGTTGCTTGAGCTGCAAGCGAAGTATGGTATTCGATTATAGGAGGCCCTCATGCCACTCAAAAAAGGTAAATCTCAAAAAACCATCAGCGACAACATCAAGACTGAAATGAAAGCGGGCAAGCCCCACAAACAGGCAGTCGCTATTGCCATGAAAACCGCCAAAGGAATGAGTCAAGGTGGCGAAGTGAAGCGCGTCAGGAAACAAGTTCGCGGCGGTGGCGCTGCCACGAAAGGACTCAATTTTTATGAGATCGAATGATGGATGATATCGATCTTGCAAATCGCTTGAAAAAAACCATTGAGGACAGGAAACAGCTCATTCAAGAAACCCTGATGAGCGGCCGACTCTCTGATATGGAAATGTACAAGAGTATACTCGGCGAGATTAATGCGCTAACCTTAATAGAACAGACCATTTCTGAATATTTTAAGGGGAGTTGAGTTGGGAGTTGAAGAGGCTTATGTACCACCGGATCAGGTTGTTCTGGATCCAACTATTTTGGAAAAAAGCGCAATCGAGAGGATGCCAGATCCTACGGGGTGGAGAATGTTGGTCCTGCCGTGGGCAGGCGTTGCAAAAAGTAAAGGCGGCATACATCTGACGAAAAGCACAATGGATCGAGAGGCTCTGGCCACTGTCATAGCTTATGTGGTCAAGATGGGCCCGTTATGCTACAACGACACGGAGAAATTTGGAGATACGCCTTGGTGCCGAGAAAAGCAGTGGATTATGATCGGTAGGTACGCAGGTGCTAGATTCAAATTGGAGGACGGTCAAGAAGTCAGAATAATCAATGATGACGAGTGTATAGGCACGATTTTGAACCCAGCAGACGTGGTGAGCATTTTATGATTGACAACGAAGCAAGACAGCCAGAAGAAGAAATACAAATAGAAATTACAGATCAGCCCGATGCGGAGCCGCAAGGCTCTGAGGATGAGCTGACAGAATATTCGAAACGTGTCTCCCGTCGCGTCAACAAGCTAAACGCAAGAGCGAGGGAGGCGGAAGAGAGAGCGGCTGCTGCAGAGCGATTAGTACAAGAGAGAGAGCAACAACTGCATCAATTCAGAAATATCGCGGCTGAAAATGAATCTGCCGCGCTTGTTGCAGAAGAAGAAAAAATAAAAGCACAGGAATCGCAGGTAGACGAAATTTTCCGTCAGGCGGTCCAGAGCGGCGACGCTGACCTACAATCGAAAGCTACCACTTTGAAGAACGAGGTAGCAATTCGCAAAGAAAAATTAAATACCGCGAAGGCTAGAAGGCAGGCGCAAGAACAACAGCAGGCTCAATATCAAACTTATGAGCAGGCTCCGCAACAACAGCCTCAGCCTCAAGCCGAGCCTCAAGCCCAAGAGCCTACACAAGAGGCTTTAGCTTGGCACGAAAAAAATCCTTGGTATGGCGACGCGGAAAGCGAAGAGCACAAAGAAGCCACACAGTTTGCGTATTTTACGCACTACAATTTGATCAGCGAAGGGTTTGAGCCTGACTCAGAAGATTACTATGAGGCACTAGATTCCCGTGTCGAAAGGGCTTATCCTAACTTACCAAGACAGGGCACAAGTGCTCCGTCACAAGAGATCGAGCAAAGTGAGAGTCAACCCGCCGTGCAACGAGTTGCCTCCGCCACAAATAGTGGTCGATCACAAACACGAGTGAAGAAGGACGGTGTTCGTTTCACCAATAGTGAAATCGACCGGATTAGCGGATTAAAGCCGCATAATATGACCGACGAACAATGGTTAAAAATTGTGGCAAAAGAGAAGCAGAAAATCCAAGCGAGAGAGGCTAGATAATGGCTGAAACAAAAAAGAACACTCGGTCCAGCCGTGAGAGCGGAGCGCACGATAATCAGGCTCGGCGAAAACCATGGCGTCCAGTGCGGAAGTTAGAGACTCCACCCCCTCCACCCGGCTTTGTTTACAGGTGGATTCGTGAGTCGATGCTGGGGAACGAAGACAGAGCGAATGTTTCGCGACGTCTGCGCGAAGGTTGGGAATTAGTACGCGGTACTGATCTCCCTCCTGAGTGGCAGCTCCCAACAGTAGATAACGGCCGACATGAAGGCGTCATTTATAACGAAGGTTTGTTGCTGGCCAAGATTCCACAAGAGACAGTCGATGAGCGTAATGCCTATTACTCTCAAAAGACTGAACAGGCGAATGCAGCTTTGGACAACAATATGTTCAATGAAGCGTCGCAAGATTCTCGATATGTGCAATATGATCCTGACCGCTCAAGCCGTGTTTCTTTTGGCAAGCAGTAAAAGGAGAAGTTCATCATGGCAAATAAAGATGCCGCATTTGGACTAAAGCCAGCTCGGATGATGGGCGGTGCTCCGTATTCTGGAGGTCAATCTCGTTATAGGATCGCCAACAATCAGTCGGGAGCTATCTTCCAAGGTGACTTGGTAAAGCAACTGACTGGCGGTACTGTTTCACGAGCGGCCGCTAGTTCTACTGTGCCCGTTGTCGGAGTATTTAACGGCGTGCAGTATACGGACCCAACCTCGAAAGAGACGGTTTTTGCAAACTCTTATCCCGGCAGTATTGCTGCGGATGACATTATCGCTTTTATCATTGATGACCCCAACGTCGTATTCGAGATACAGGCTGACGATACGTTTCCAGTCGCTGACCTGTTCGGAAATTTCGACCTAGTGGATCAGTCAACTACTGGCGACACCACTTCTGGCAGATCGAACATGGAGCTTGATGTAACCACTGGTGCTACCACCACGACGTTGCCGTTCAAGGCTATTGACATCAGTCAGGATCCCGACAACTCAGACGTAGCGAGCGCAAACACCAATGTTATGGTTGTAATTCAAAACCATATTATGGGTGTCAAAGGCGCTGGCTTAGCATAAGGAGGCTAGGTAATGGCTATTTCACGAGCACAACTAGCCAAGGAATTAGAACCAGGATTGAACGCTTTATTTGGAATGTCCTACTCCGATTATGGACCCGAGGAATACTCAGAGATCTTCAGCATCGAAGACTCGGATCGCGCGTTCGAAGAAGAAGTGTTGATTACTGGTTTTGGTTCTGCGCCAGTTAAGTCTGAGGGTGCAGGTGTTGTTTTTGATACCGCATCAGAGGGCTTCACTGCACGCTATACGCACCAGACGATTGCTTTGGCATTTTCTCTCACCCAGGAGGCCATCGAGGATAATCTTTACGATTCCTTGGGTCGCCGGTATGTGAAGGCGCTTGCGCGTTCCATGGCAAATACGAAAGAAGTCAAAGGTGCGGACGTCCTCAACAATGCTTTCGACACCAACTTTGCTGGTGGCGACGGGCAACCGTTGATCTCAACCGCTCACCCGCTTGCGGGCGGCGGCACCGAAGCTAATCGCGCTGCGACCATGGCAGACCTCAATGAGACTTCTTTGGAAGATAATCTCATCGACATCAGCACATTTACTGATGATCGCGGGCTGCTTATTTCGGTACAGGCGACCAAGCTAGTTATACCACCCCAGTTGGTTTTCGTTGCAGACAGGATTCTGAACTCGACCTTACGGCCGGGCACTGCTGACAATGACGTCAACGCTATCAGGAACACAGGCGTGTTGCCGCAGGGCTACACGGTCAATCATTATCTGAGTGACCCTGACGCTTATTTCTTGTTGACCTCGGTCACGGAAGCAGGCGAAGGCTTGAAAATGTTCCAGCGCACGGCGATGGAAACCAGCATGGAGCCTGATTTTTCCACCGACAACATCAGATACAAAAGCCGGGAGCGTTATAGTTTTGGCTTTTCTGATTGGCGTGGGATTTACGGCTCTCAAGGGGCTTAATCCAAGCAAGACTCCTAAGAGTGTTGGGGCCTTCGGGCCCCTTTTTTTTATTTTTTTTGCGGAGTAAACTGATTGAGTCTAATGGTCATTGCATAGAGCGATGGCTGGTTCAAAAGGAGAACTGCTATGACAACCCATTTTACCTCTGGCGTAACAAACGTAGGCGCGGGCAGCACGCTCGGCAAAGCCAAGATGCCTGCCCCTGCGAAGTACCACGTTTATCACAATGACTTCGACACCTACTTGGCAAGCGACTGGACAATTACCACCACTGAGGGTGGCTCGGGCAACGCTTCCGAGGCTTTGGTCGATGGTGACGGGGGCCTATTAGCCCTAACGTGCGATGACGCGGATAACGATAACGACTTCCTTCAGCTCGTGAAGGAAGGCTTTAAGTACGAGGCTGACAAGCAGTTGGCGTTTAACGCACGATTCAAGACATCTGATGCCGACGCCTCTGATGTCGTGATGGGTTTGCAAATTACGGATACGAGCCCGCTTGATACCACGGATGGGATTTTCTTTCTGCTCACAGACGGCTCGACTACTTTGACGTTCATTGTCGAAAAAGACAGCACGCAGAGCACTCTGGATTTGCCGACCGCGATGGCGGATGACACCTTTATGACAGTTGGCTTCATGTATGACCCAAAGGGTCAGAAATTTCACGTCTATCAGAACAATACTGAGGTCGGCACCGTTGCCTCTACGAATGCTCCAGATGACGAAGAGTTGACAGTCAGCTTTGGTATTCAGAATGGCGCAGCAGCCGCGAAAGTTTTGACTGTGGATTACATTACCGCAATGAAAGAGCGGACAGCAGCCACTGAACTCTAAATCGGAGACTAGACATGGCTGACGCAGTTACATCTCAGACCATACAAGACGGTCAGCGAAAGGCCGTCTTAAAATTTACGAACGCGAGTGACGGTACGGGAGAGTCTGCGGTAAAAAAAGTAGACGTCTCTGCACTGACTTCCAACGCGCAAGGTGAAGCCTGCACTGGTGTGACCATCAATAAAATTTGGTGGCAATGCACTGGCATGAGCGTAAAGATCGAGTTCGATGCCTCAAGCAACGTGCTGGCCATTGGTTTGTCAGAAAACTCGAATGGTCATCACGACTATTCTGATTTTTCTGGCATACCGAATAACGCTGGCAGCGGTAAAACAGGCGACTTGGACTTTACAACGGTCGGTCACTCCAGTGGTGATAGCTACATGATTATTTTGGAACTGATCAAGAGTTTCGGTTAATAATGGCAACGACCAAAGATGTCAAACGACTCCCCTCTGGGCGGCTACAGTACCGAGGGGAGACTTTTGCTGGCTACAACAAGCCAAAACGAACGCCCAACAAGGCAAAGAAAAGTGCGGTCCTTGCCAAAAAGGGGAATAAGGTCAAGCTGGTCAGGTATGGCGATAGCAAGATGACGATCAAAAAAAGTCAGCCTGCTAGGCGTAAATCTTTCCGAGCGCGGCACAAATGCGACACGGCAAAAGATAAATTTTCGGCTCGATACTGGTCCTGCAAGGCTTGGTGAAAGGAGACACAAGTGAGTCTTTTAGATAGATTTAAGGAAAAACAAGGCGCTCAGCCTGTTGGGCAAACCCCTAGGACAATATTTGCGGGGCAAACATTCGGAAGTAATTCTGGGATGCGGCCTAGCGGATTACTGAGTTTAGGCTTGTTGAATATGGGCTCTCCGAGATCTGGAGGGCGCAGGCAAGATCTGCCCTCTATCGGACGTTTTGAAAGACGGCCCGAAGCTCGGGCGGAAATGTTAAGTAATATGCTTTCGCAAATTGCTTCTTTTTCGCGCCCTCCTTCAGAACCCATGGGTATGCAGCAAGGCGGTCTTGTCCAGCAGGTCATCGCGGACAGACAGCGCGTTCTCGATTCTTTTACGCCAAATCCCTACGATCAATATCAGTATCTGATGGAGAATCCAGCGACGCGGCAGGCGCCTACGGATACTGAAGTGGTTCCAGACGTAACTGGCGGAGTCATGCCCGCAGATCCCACGCCCGCAACACCGGCTGACACTTTTAACAATCTTCTGACCACCGTGCAGAAGGCGACAGGCGGATCCGACCCAGCTCCGATGAGCCCTTTGGAGGCGCGGATTGCTGAGCTAATGGAAAACAGGGGTATGACACAGCAAGAGGCTGCGGCTAATCAGGCTTTTGCTGCTCAACAGGGCGCAGATCTTAATAACGACGGGGCCATTACTAACGCTGAATATGCTTTGTTTATGCGTAGTCAAGAGCCTACGGTGTCTACGATGCCAGTCGGAGATCCGGTGCCCTTAACGCCAAATCCAATGGGCAGTGGCTTTCTTTCAAGTGTGTTCAACAGCGAAGGTATTCAGCAGGCTATCGATGACGCTATAGCGTCGATGGGAGATCGCTCTGGAGGGGTGGACGCGCCCGCAACTGCGCCTGCCACGCCAACAATCCCAGAAAACCTGCAAGAACGAATCGCAGCCCTGACAGGCGGTGCGGGCGGTTTTGGAGGCATGATCCCAAACATTGATGTGGATCGACTCAGAGAGCTGATGGCAGAACTTTACGGAGGACAAACGCCTCCAGTCAGAGGCCCTGAGTTCAGACCCCCACCTCCGAGGCGAATCGTAGTAGATCCAAGAATGGGCGAAGGGATGAGATAATGCCAAAGGCCAAGGCTAAACCTAAAGCGAAAAAAAAAGCGAAGTCTCGTGTAAACGAAGCAGGCAACTACACTAAGCCTGCACTTCGCAAAAGGATTTTTAATCGTATCAAGGCGGGCGGCAAGGGCGGAAGGCCGGGCCAATGGAGTGCTAGGAAAGCGCAAATGTTGGCGTCTGCTTACAAAAAAGCTGGGGGAGGATACAAGGACTAATGGCTCTCAAGAAGTCACAGAAGTCTTTGAAAAAGTGGACCAAGCAAAAGTGGCGAACAAAATCTGGCAAGCCAAGCACTCAGGGCTCGAAAGCTACTGGAGAAAGATATTTGCCTGAGAAGGCAATTAAAGCCATGTCAGATAAAGAGTACGCTGCCACCACTCGCAAAAAGCGAGCAGACACCAAAAAAGGCAAGCAGTTCTCGAAGCAGCCAAAAAAGGCGGCGAAAAAATCAAGGAGATTTCGTAAATGAAGATTGACGAAAAAAAAGCTGACCTTAACAAAGACGGCAAGCTATCTGGCTACGAGCGCAAGCGCGGCGAGGCTATTGCCAGAAATATGAACAAGGGTGGCGTTGTGGAAGTGCAAGCGAGAGGCTGCGGTGCGATGATGAACAATCGCAGACGAAAAACCAGAATCCCAAGATCGTGAGGTTGTTATGAAGATGAAAGCCAAAGGCATGAAAAAAGGCGGCATGATGAAAGCCAAGGGCATGAAAAAGGGCGGCATGATGAAGTCTAAAGGCTATGCCAAGGGCGGTGCTATGAAAGCGAAGGGCATGGCCAAAGGCGGAATGATGAAGACAAAGGGCATGGCCATGGGCGGCGCTATGAAAACTAAAGGCGGCGCGGGCGGCGGCAAAAAGAAAATGCGTCCGCCAAACAAAAAGAAGAGTGGTTTGTTTGGCAGATAAATGGCGTATTTGCAAAGTAACATCCCGCACTTCAAGTGCTGGGTGCGCAGGGAGTACACGCATAATCACCAGAAATACCACGGCGAATTTATTCACGCCATGGCTATTGCTGTCACGACCATGCCGACGAGGTGCCTGAGCTTTCAGTTAATTTTTACTGGAGCAGAAACCTACGACGAAGATGACGAAGCCAACGTGCATGGCGGCGCCATGTGGGCCCGTATGCCTATTACGGCTTTGGTCGGCGATACTCCTTTAGAGGACTGGCCAGAGCCCATGCCTGTTTGGGCGGCTCAACCGTGGGACTGCAGCTCGCATCATCACGCGGTTTATGTGCTCGATAGAGCAACGCCCTGCCCATGGCTCGCCATAATCGATGGAGAAATGTACCCCGCCAAATACTACTTTACAGTGGATTATGCTGAGAACGAAATCGCTGACGATCCTGCGCAGCACAAGCAAAGTCACGTTCTGGAGTTGTTGGATGCGGGCCCATGGACTGGAAATATTGTCGCCTTACCCAATAATCGGGTGCGGGTCACTCACCCTGCTTGGTTTGAAACCGGAGAGGGCGCTCCAGACTTTAGACCCTCTCAACATATCCATTATTCGAAATCTGATTTAGACTACACGCTTGACGTAAATCAGATTTTTAACAACCTTTACGCAGGTGCGGACGATGGCGACTAGCGGCAGCAGGGATTTCGAACTTGACGTGGCTGACTATGTAGAGGAAGCCTTCGAACGCTGCGGGCTGGAGCTGCGAACTGGTTATGATCTACAGACCGCTCAACGGTCTTTGAACCTGATGCTGGCAGAGTGGGCCAATCGCGGACTTAATCAGTGGACCATCAATCAGAAAACAATAAGTGCAGTAAAGGACACTATTGTATACACGATTGATACAACTGATCCCACGTCCGTCATTGATGTGCTGGATGTGTTCGTGCGCGAAACGGTACAGGGTTCTGTCACCGATATACCGCTCAGCAAGCTATCACGAGCTGAGTACGCGCATATAGCAACCAAGTCGACTACAGGCAAGCCCAATCAATATTTCGTTGACAAGCAAATTTCTCCGACCATCAGCATTTACCCTGCGCCAGACAAAAACTCGGCTTACGTTCTGCACCTCAATGTTCTCAGCAGGATAGAAGACGCTGACGCAGGGGCGAACACTATGGATGTGCCTTTTCGCTTTTTCCCATGCCTAGCCGCTGGCCTTGCTTATTACATAGCCCTCAAAAGAGCACCGGAAAAAGTGCCGCTGTTGAAACAACTTTACGAAGAGGAGTTCGAGCGGGCGCTGTCGCAGGATCAAGCGAGAGCGAGCTTCCGTGTTGCTCCTGACCTCACGATCTATCGGATTGCCTGATGACTTTTGCTGCCGGTAAAAACGCATACGGGATTTGTGACATCACCGGATTCCGGTACAAGCTGAAGGATATGCGTAAAACTTGGAATGGTTTGCTTGTGGGTCCAGATCAATGGTCGCCTAAAGAACCGCAGATCAAACCGAATCCGATACAAGCAGATCCCGAGGCAGTTCGCGACGCTCGAATAGACCCATCAAGTAACGGAAATGATGGTAACTTTTTTATGGTGTATACAAATGTGGGCACAGGTATTTTAGGCACACAACTTACATCCTTTGCTATTACGTCCTCTGTGGGAAATGTTGAGGTGACCATCACATGAGTTTTACGCTGTCATCGCTCAAAACAACGATCCAAGATTATCTGCAGGTAGATGAGACCACCTTCAACAATAATCTGGATCGATTCATCAAAGAGAGCGAAAACCGTATATTCAAGCTGGTGCAGTTGCCCGAGCAGCGGAGAAATGTCACAGGTAATACGACCACAAGCAAAAGGTTTCTGGCCACACCATCAGACTTTTTCGCGCCGTTTTCCCTAGCGATTATCACTGGTGGTAAATATCACTACTTACTTTATAAGCATCCCAGCTTTATGAAGGAGTTTAATTCGAGCACCACTGCGACAGGCAGACCGAAGTATTATTCTCTTTTTGATGACACCGCTTTCGAGTTGAGCCCCGTGCCAGACTCGGGTTATGACGTGGAGCTGCATTACTTGTATAAACCGCCGTCTCTTACGGTGGGTTCTGATTCGGGCAGCACGCTTCTCTCTACCGACCATCCAGATCCGTTGCTGTACGGTGCGTTAGTCGAAGGCGCTGTATTTCTCAAGGAGCCTCCAGATGTCATCCAGACGTTTGAGGCAAGATTTAAAGAAGGGATTGCGAGGATGAAAAACGTGTCCGAGGGGCGTGCTACTCGCGATGAGTATCGGTTCGATTTGTTGAGGATGGGTGTGAGCTAGAATGTCAAAAATCAGGGAGCTGGAGGGCAAGAAAATTGCCATCCTTGGGTTGGGCGCGTCACAGATTGATTACGTTATTGGGGTAGAAAACTCCGCAGAGTGGGACGAGGTGTGGTGCATCAACGCCGCGCTGAGCGTTTTCAAGTGTGACCGTATTTTTATGATGGACCCTGCAAGTCGATACCTCGACACGGAGGACGCGGGCGGTCAAACGGACGTGATGCGTCGAATGCTGCCCGAGGTACAGGCCCCGATTTACAGTTGCGAATTGGATGAACGTGTTCCTGCTCTGGTCGAGTATCCAATCGTAGAGGTGATCGAAGATCAGAAATGTGCATACTTAAATAACACGGTCGCCTACGCGATTGCGTTTGGGTTGTATAACAAAGTAGGCCACATGGACCTTTTTGGGATGGACTTCAGTTACAAACACAACCTGCATTTCGCAGAGGCGGGCCGAGGGTGCGTTGAGTTTTGGGTATCCCGCTGCATAAGTGAGGGTGTGTCAATTGGGGCAAGCCCCCGTTCAGCGCTTTTGGATTCTAATGTGGACCCTCACGAGCGCCTGTATGGTTATCACAGACTCGATGACCCGTTGATGGCGGTGAACGATGTGGACGGTCAGTGGATTATTTGTAATCGCAGTAAGTTTGCTGAAGCACAGCAAAAATACAACTTACAGCGTATAGAGTTACCGAGAGCTGCGGAGCCTTACAAGGGATGATTTCTAACATAGCGGATGTTGCACTCGGCGACGTGTGGGTTGAGACCTCTAATAATGGTGGCCACGATCCCGAGTTTTGGGCGCGAGTTACCACAGACAGATTAGTAAGCATTTCTGAGCAGGCGGACCCACACATCAGGATGCAGGCGGAGGCTTTCAGACAGCAGGTTTATAATGTTATTCTGAACGGCATGAAAAGTGCAATCTTCAGTGATCGCACTACGGTGGCTCAAAAATTGCGTGGACAGGGGCACGCGGATTTCGCTGATATATTGAAGGAGTTATAAGTCATGGCGATCACCCAAGCAGTCTGTACCAGTTTCAAGCAAGAGCTGTTGGTCGGCACCCATAATTTCACCGCAAGCTCAGGCAACACTTTCAAGCTGGCGCTCTACACCTCAAGTGCGACATTGGGCGCCAGCACCACAGCTTATGTCACAACTGGGCAGTCGAGCGGCACAAATTATACGGCAGGCGGAGCAAACCTTACTTCGGTAACTCCTGTCGCGACAGGAACCACGGCCGTGTGTGATTTCAGCCCAGATTTAACATTTGGCACAGCTACCGTCACGGCGAGGGGCTGCCTTATATACAACTCCTCTGCCTCGAACAAGGCTGTCTGCGTCTTAGATTTCGGTGCAGATAAAAGCTCTACAGCGGGCAATTTTACGGTGGTCTTCCCCAGCCCGACCGCGACTGGCGCCATCATCAGGTTGGCCTGATGGGCCATGCCACTTACAAACCTAGAATTTAAGGCAGGGATCGATAAAGAGGCCACGGACTACTCTTCCAAGGGAGGTTGGGTGGATGGCAACTTGGTTAGATTCCGCAAAAGCCGCGTCGAAAAAATTGGCGGCTGGATTAAGCTGGGCACTAATGCTTTCCTTGGCGTTGCCCGCGCTCTGCATAGTTGGATTGAGCTGGGCGGCGTTCGGTATCTTGGACTCGGCACTACGTTCAAATACTACATCGAGTCGGGCGATCTCTATTACGATGTAACTCCGATTCGCTCCACTACTTCAGCGGGCGATGTCACTTTTGCCGCAACGAACGGCTCCTCCACAATTACGGTCACCGATACAAGTCACGGAGCAGTCAACGATGACTTTGTGACCTTCAGTGGCGCCGCGTCTCTTGGTGGTAATGTGACGGCCGCTGTGCTAAATCAAGAGTATCAAATTGTACTCGTAACAGACGGTAATACTTATACGATTACAGCAAAGGATACCTCTGGCGCAACCATCACCGCCAGCGCCTCTGACTCTGGTAACGGCGGATCGAGCACCGTAGGAACGTATCAAATTAATGTCGGGCTAGATGTGTATGTGCAGGCTACAGGATGGGGTGCGGGAACGTGGGGCGCTGGCACTTGGGGTTCAACAAGTGCAATCGCAAACACCGGCCAGCTCCGATTATGGACACATGACAACTTTGGCGAAAACCTGATTATAAACCCACGCGGTGGCGGTATTTTTAGATGGCTAGAGAGTGGAGGCTTGTCTACTCGTGCCGTGGCGCTTTCTGGCGTCTCTGGTGCAGATCTTGTGCCGACAGTCGGCCTGCAAGTGATTACGTCAGAGATTGATCGTCATTTGATTGTATTAGGTGCCGATCCGATCTCTGGCGCTTCTCGGTCAGGATCGATTGATCCGATGCTAATTGCGTTTTCGGATGGTGAAAACGAATTAGATTTTAATCCCACCGCCACAAATTCTGCTGGCTCTGTAAGAATTTCAGCAGGGTCTTTCATCATAGGTGCAATAAAAAGTCGGCAAGAGATTTTAATCTGGACGGACACCAGCTTGTATTCGATGCAGTTTATTGGGCCTCCATTGACTTTTGCGGTAAATCTCGTCAATGAGGGAGCTGGATTGGTGGGACCGAAGGCTGCTGTAACAGCCCCGATTGGCGTCTTCTTCGCAAGCAAAACGGGCTTCTTTGTCTACACTGGCGCAGTAAAAAAACTGCCGTGTACCGTACAGGAATACGTTTTTAATGATCTAGATCTGGGTCAAGCGTTCAAATGCCACATGGGTCTGAACAGTGAGTATGGAGAAATGTGGTTTTTCTATCCGAGCAAAGAGGATGGCACGCAAGAAATATCTCGCTACGTCATTTATAACTACGAGGAAAACCATTGGAGCATTGGGTCGTTAGTTCGTTACGCATGGCTAGATGCAGGAATTGAAGACGTTCCTTTTGCTACTGCGACCGATAATTCTCAGCAATTTGTTTTCCAACACGAGGTTGGTTACGACAATCTAAATGCGGGAATGTCTAATGTGTTCATTGAATCTGGAGACATTGACATCAGCGCTGGCGAGAATTTCAGCTTTGTGAAAAAGGTGATACCGGATGTACGCTTTATTACAGACACTGGCATCAGCAATAATCCAGCGGTCAATTTTGTTTTGAAAAGCCGCGATTTTCCTAGTGACTCTTTGACAACAGAAAGCACATCTCAGATATTGAGTGACACACAGTTTAAAAATTTGAGAAGCAGATCACGCCAGATTGTGGTGCGATTTGAGTCAGATGATGATTTGAGCACAACTGACGCAACAGGTTACAAATGGCGTCTCGGCACTACCCGTGTCGATTTGCAACCTAGTGGACGTCGATAATGAGCAGATTACTGCCGACGCGACTGCCGCTTGCAACGGGCGCGGAGGGCGTCGAAGCAGAGACATTCAACAGGCTTGTTCGCATTCTCGAAATCAACCTCGGAGCAGTGGATTTCACCATCTCTCCACACTTCAACTCGACCGAGATCTCTCAGCAGCAATTTGCCACGGGAGCCATTATCTTTAATACTACGCTTAGCATTCATCAGGCGTTCGACGGCACTCAGTTTCGAAACCTGTATGAGCATCAAAGCTACCCTAGCGGAGTCGGAGTGACGTCCGCAGTGGGGTCTGTAACGGTGAGCACGCCATGAATACATTTTTACAACAGAGAATTGCTTCCCTCACGGGGATGCCTATGGGAATGGCCGAAGGCGGTCCAGTAGATGCTGACCTACTCGACACGTCGGATCCCGAGGTGCAGCAGGGATTAGCAGAAAGCGCGATGATGCCACAGGATCCTAACGAGGCTCTGCGTCAGACTATTGAGGGTCTGATGGGCGCGGCCCAAATGGCGGAAGATCCGACAGACCGACGAGCTGCGGAGGGCTTGGCCGAAGCTGCAATGGTCGGTTCTCAAGCGCCAATGGCTGACATGGCTATCCAATTGGCTCAAGCGGGCAGGGGCCCAGATACTCAGCTTGCGCACGTCGCGCCCGGTGAGGTCATCTTGCCTCCCCAAGTCATGGCGGATGCTGAGTTCGAAAAGATTGTTGGCGACCGCTTTGCTGAGCTGGACATGAATCCAGAGGAGTATGTGGTGGGCGCAGGCATTGCCTCGCTTAATCCGGTCACTGGTCTTGAAGAGTTTGGTTTTCTGAAAAAGGCTTTTAAAAGCGTAAAAAAAGTAGTTAAGAAAGTAGTCAAGCCGGTGGCGCAAGTCGCGCAATTTATACCCGGCCCTTGGCAACTTCCTGCCGCCTACGTCTCCAAGGGTTTTAATGTCTACGATGCATTTAAATCTGGCAATCCTCTCGGCGGCATAGCGGCGCTTGGGATGCCAATGCCCGGCGGTAGCGGTGGTGGCTTTCAAATACCGGGTTTCGGTGGCGGCACCTTCTCCTTTCCTTCTGGCGGGGCTCCTAATATGAGTGGCGGAATTTCTGATCTTTTGAGTGGTGCTTATGATTATGTGTTTGATGCGGGTGATGGCAAAGGTCTGCTGACCAACTTGGGACAAACCTTTGGTATCGGAGGCGGTAGTAAGACCGCTGGCGATATTTTAGTTGAGGCCGTAAAAAACAATCCAGAAATTCAAAAATCAATTTTAGAAGGTGCGCAAGCAGGGCTTACCACAGAAGAAATTTTATCCAAATTGCAACAATCTGGTGTTATCAGCCCCTACGCTGACAAAGGATTTTTTGGCTCTATCGGAGAGTTTGTTTTTGCGGGTGACGATGACAAGAATGCTTTGCAAAACCTCCTCAGCGGCTACAATCAATATCAGCAAATGACGCAGGGCGGTCAGCAGGGACAGCAATTCATGCCACAGCAGGGCGGTGGCGGCTCTAATCTGATGTCGATGCTGGGTCTTGGCGGTCAAGGCGGCATGGGGATTGGGGGACTGCTGGGCACAGCGGGCTTGGCTGGCTTGGTCGGCAAGCTGGCGTATGACGAAGCCAAGGATCGCAAAGGCGTACCTCTGACTCCGCTGACGCAGATGAACGCAATGGGTCGGTACAACATAGAGCAGGAGATTGCTCGCCGCACTGGCCAGCCTAGCCCGAATCCAGTTGAGTTTGGCTTGTTGCCCGCTGGCACTATCCCATCGCTGTCAGGAGGCGCCCCTGCGCCCATGCAGGCGAGATATGGCGGGCCAGTCATGGCCTTTGCGGAAGGTGGAGACGTAGATCAAGAGGTCTTCGTCCGCATGACCGGCGACATAGACGGCAAGGGCACGGAAATCAGCGATGACATTCCAGCCATGTTGTCAGACGGTGAGTTTGTGATGACGGGCCGAGCTGTTCGAGGCGCGGGCGCCTTTGATATGAACAACGACAACGGCATTATCACGCTCAAGCCAGCGAATGGAGAATCCAGAGAGAAAGGCATCGACCTGATGTACAAGATGATGGACCTTTTCTCAGAGTTCGCGACTGCACCGCAGGCGAAGGGGGCATAACATGAGTCAGCAACCCGGAACCCCCTACTCTTTCCCCGATGGCACACCCGAGATTCTAGATCTTCCCTACGGCCCCGCCATGGGTCAGTACTTTGACGCAGAAGGCAGACCGGGAAGTTATGTTGATCTTGGTTACGGTTCTCAAAGGACGGGTTTCCAGCCTCAAGGGACCGGCGGTGGTCAAGGGTCGCAACTTCCTGATTGGGTAGTACCCCCACCGCCCGGCTCCATGAACACGATGATGGTAAGCTCCGTGACAAATCCGTACACGGGCGAAACGGTTACGGTGCCTTCTGGCGGTTATTCTGTGAATGATGAAGCCGCAAGAGCGGCGGCAGAGAATCCACAGCCAGCTCAACCGCCCGCTACTCAAGATCAAGTGGCGCCCCCGCAGGTTAGCAACGAGGCGCCTTTTGTCAGCGGCATAGCACGCCGCGATGTCTCGATGGACCCCATCATTCAGCAGTTGCTGTTTGGGGATGCCACGCAGACTGGCTTCTTGCCCGGCGCTTTTCGAGCAGCAGAGCGCACGTTCTTTGACGATCAGGGTAGGCCAATCGTCATACCGCAGGCCATTGCTGGACTCACTGCCGACCAACAGCTCGCCGCCGATATTGCGCGGTCTCAGGTCGGTCAACAGCTTCCATTTCTGAGTGCGGCAGAGCAGGCGTACGGACGCGGACTGGCGGCTCTTACCAGCGGACTTGACGAGCAGAGAGATTTCGCTCGCGGCGCCTTGACGGATTATTCCAGTGAGCTGCAGGAAGCATTGGGTTTAGGACGCAGAGCTGCTGGCAGATTTGGCGAAGATCTGGGGCAAATTGAAGGTCTGGCAGAACAGGCAGAAAGAGATCTTGGTCGTAGGGTTGAAGATGCCACTGGCACCTTGCGCGGCGGTGTTTCTACGCTGGAGCAACAGCTCGATAGGGCTTTGGGTAGAGAGCAGCTCGCAATTGATGACTTCAGCGGTGATCTTGGTGGCTCTCTCGCAGAGCGAAGGCGTGCTATTTCTGGATTACAGCCGGGCCTTGGGCGGTCTGAGCAGGCGCTTCGATCTGCAATCGGTGGGCTTGATCGCCGCTTAGGAGCGTCAGAACTCGGCTCAGCCAGAGGGGTCAGTGATCTCGGATCTAGGCTGAGTGAGTCGGAGGCCAGACTGAGAGCGACCACGGGTGGCTTTGATCCAAGGATGACAGGAGAGTTTTACGATCCCTTCGAGCAGGCGGTGGTGCAGCAAACCATCGAAGATGTTCTGGAGGGTGCTGATCAAGCGGACATCGCACAGCGGGCGCGAGACATCCAGACAGGTGGTGAGTCTGCATTTGGCTCCAGAGCCAGACTGACGGCCGAGGAGCGAAGAGAAGCGCTGGGTCGCGGTCTGGCAGACAGAATATCTGCAATTCGCTCTGGAGGCTTCCAGCGGGCGCAGCAGACGGCGCTTGGTGAGTTTGCTCGTCAACAGGCCGCGCAAAGACAGGCCGCAACAGGATTGGCGTCTTTGGCTGGTCAACGCTTTGGCGCAGGGGAGCAACTGGCTACGAGACTCGGCACAGGCGCTCAGCAAAGATTTGGTGCAGGCAGCAGGTTGGCGGATCAAATTGGACAGCGTGCTCAACTTGAAAGCGGTGCAGGTGAGCGTATGGCGGGCGCATTGAGCGACGCCGCACAACAAAGGCTTGCCGCGCAACAACGATTCAGTAGCCAGATTGCGGGCTTGGCTGGTCAAAGATTTGGCGCCGCCAAAGATTTGACAGGTCAGCAGATGTCTGCGGCTTCGGCACAACAGGCTGCATCACAGGCACGACAGGCCACCCTCGGTCAAACAGCCGCACAGAGACTCGCCTCTCAGCAACAACTGGCTCAACAGCAGAGTAATCTTGCCAATCAACGCATGGCTGCACAGCAGAATTATTCAAATATGTTAGGTCAACAAGCACAGTTGCGGCAGGGCGCTCAAACTCAGTTTGGTCAGCAGATGACGGGGTTAGGTCAGAACGTAGCGGCGGCAGGTGCTCAGGACGTGGCAAGCTTGCAGGGTATTGGCGGACAACAGCAGGCTCTAAATCAGGCTCAGCTCGATGCGCAGAGGAATGCTTTGTTGCAGGCTCAGCAGGCACCGATGCAACAATATCAAAGCCTATTGCCTTTCGTTCAGCTTGCCGGACAGCAAACTGGTCCAAGCCAGATAGGTACAGAGTTCGCCCCTATGCCGAGCGCGTTGCAGGCAGGCTTGGGTGCTGGTCTGGCAACACTCGGAGCCTTGGGCAACTTCTTTGGCCAAGGACAACAGGCGGCTATGCAGCAGCAAGCGCTGGATCAGGGCCAGCAGGCGCTGAACATACAAGCTCAGCAAGCTGGGGTAACCCCTCCGCCACCCGCAAGTAATCAAATAGATTCTCTGACACAATTAGCACAAGCAGGATTCCAGCTATTCCCACCACAAGGGCAACAGCAGGAGATCCCTAATTTTGCACCGTATCTGCCACAACTTCCCGAGAACACTCCAAACTTCGCGCCTTACTTGCCCGGT